CTCGTTTCCACACGATTGCGCGCACGAAGGTCGAAGATAATCAGAAGATGGCAAAAAAGGGCGAAGATAATTGCATTTTGGCATATTATCAAAAAATTACCGATGGGTCTATTACGGTAGGCCGCTGGATACGGATTTTATACGAGTACATCATAAAGGGCTTTGAAGAAAAGCTCTTTTTCTTTGACCAGAAGAAGGCAAATGCGGCAATCAACTGGATCGAAACGCACTGCTTCCACACAGAGGGTGCACTCGCACCTAATCCGCTCAAATTAGAGCTGTGGGAGAAGGCAATGATCTCCTGCATCTTTGGAATCTGTGATGAAAAGGGTGTGAGGCAGTTTCGTGAGGCATTACTTCTGGTTGCCAGAAAAAACGGCAAGTCCTTGTTGGCCTCTGCCATTGCAGATTATGTTTTTCAGGTGGATGGCGGGTTTGGCGCACGCATTTACAACGTAGCACCTAAACTCGATCAGGCTGACATCATCTACAACAACACATGGATGATGATCCAGCTTGACCCTGACCAAAAGGCGAAGCGTGAGGACTATGAGGCGAAGCGTGAGGAAGCAAGTGCCAATCACACAAAGCGTCCAACTGATGATGAACTGATTAAAAAGCGAGTTTCCGATCTGTACTGTCCAGCAACGAACAGCACAATGAAGAAAATCGCTTTTTCCGCAAAGAAGTCGGATGGCTTCAATCCTTCTCTTGCAATCTGTGACGAGATCGCCGCATGGGAAGGCGATGGCGGGTTGAAACAGTATGAAGTGCTGAAGTCTGGAATGGGAGCAAGAGAGGAAGGGCTTTTACTTTCCTGCACGACTTCTGGGTATGTAAACGATTCCATTTATGACGAGATATTTAGGCGGTCAACACGATTCTTAATGGGTGACAGTAGGGAGACAAGGCTTCTGCCATTCCTTTACATGATCGATGACATCGATAAATGGAACGACATCAATGAACTGCGGAAAAGCAATCCGAATCTCGGTGTGAGTGTGTCTTATGACTACATGCTGGAAGAAATCGCAGTTGCAGAAGGTTCTTTAAGCCGCAAGGCAGAGTTTATCTGCAAGATGTGCAACATCAAGCAGAACAGTTCCCTTGCTTGGCTGTCTGCAAAGGTGGTCGAGGACGCTTCCGGCGATACGCTCTGCATTGATGATTTTAAACACAGTTATTGCGTGGGCGGCATCGACTTGTCACAGACAAGAGACCTGACCGCCGCCTGCGTGATCATAGAAAAGAAGGGCGAGCTTTATGTGTTCTGCCACTTCTGGCTACCAGCGGAACGCATTGACGAAGCGAGCCAGCGGGATGGCCTGCCATATAACTTTTATATCGAGCGAGGCCTTATGTCGGCCAGCGGGGATAACTTTGTGGACTACCATGACTGCTTTGACTGGTTCCGAACGCTGGTCGAGAAGTATGAGATACTCCCGCTCCAAGTCGGTTACGACCGATGGTCGGCGCAATATTTAGTGCAGGATATGCAGGCCTATGGCTTCCACATGGATGACGTGTACTTCGGCGAGAACCTCTACGGAATCATGATGGAAACACAAGGCCTGCTGGAAGATAAAAAAATACACATCGGCGACAATGATCTGCTGAAGGCGCATTTCCTTAATTCAGCGGTGAAGATGTCGACCGAACGAGGACGAGGCAAGCTCGTCAAATTATCTCCGAGCCTTCACATTGACGGCATGGCGGCTGTGCTGGCGGCAATGACTGTCCGCCAGAAATGGACAGGCGAGATCGGGGAACAGTTAAAGAACGAGGATAAATAACTATGTCTTTTTTCGATGCGCTTTTTAAGAACAGGCCAAAGGGAGGGGTCGCACAGATCAAGGGCGACTTCAAAATGCTGAATGGCTACACACCACGCTTTACTTCATACTCCGGCGGTCTGTATGAACAGGAACTTGTGCGGGCGGCGATCAATGCCAATGCCACGCACATCAGCAAACTGAAGGTGGAGTTGATGGGCAGTGCACGGCCTGCATTGCAGAGCAAAATGAAGCACGCACCAAACCAGTTCCAGACATGGAGCCAGTTCATGCGCAGAGCCTCTACTCTGCTCGACATCCACAACACGCTGTTTATTACACCAATTTACGACATTTACGGCGAACCGAGCGGCATTTATACTCCGCTCCCGAACAAGTGCGAGCTGGTGCAGGCGAGCAATGGTGTGCCTTATCTGCGGTATGAGTTCGCAAATGGACGGCATGCGGCCATCGAGCTGGAGTATTGCGGCATCATGGTTCAGCACCAATACAAGAGCGATCTGCTGGGTGAAACCAATGCGGCACTGCTCCCGACAATGGAACTGATCAACATCCAGAATCAGGGCATCGAGGAAGGTGTCAAAAGTGCGGCGACCTACCGCTTCTGGGCAAGGATCAACAACTTCGCAAAGGTCGAAGACCTTGCTGATGAGCGCAGGAGGTTCACGGATAACAACTTCTCCAGTGAATCAAACGCTGGCGGCATCCTACTCTTCCCGAATAACTATCAGGACATCCATCAGGTTGACGTGAAGCCGTGGGTGATTGACGCAGAACAGATGCGGATCATCAAAGAGAACGTCTATGAGTATTTCGGGGTGAATGAAGGCATCCTCACCAATAAGTTCACAGGCGATGACTGGTCGGCTTATTACGAAGGCCGTGTTGAGCCGTTTGCGATCCAGTTCAGTGAAGTCATGACAAAGATGCTCTACACCCTGCGGGAACAGTCAAACGGAAACAAAGTTATGGCAACGGCCAACCGACTGCAATATCTGAGCAATCAGGACAAGCTGAATGTGTCCAGCCAGATGTTAGACCGAGGCATCATGTCGATCAATGACGTGCGTGAAATATGGAACCTTCCGCCAGTGGAAGACGGCGACCGCCGGATCATCCGTGGCGAGTATTACGATGCCAGCACGAAGCTGGAGGAGGAACAGACAGATGAGTAAAGAAATTAGAGCTTTCAATTTTGAGGTTCGTGCGGAGCAGAATGACGAGCACGGACATTTTTTATCAGGACAGCCGATCGTGTTTGACGAAAAAACAGACCTCGGCTGGCATGACGAGATCATCGAGCGTGGCGCACTGAACGGAACCGATCTCCGTGATGTGCGTTTTTTAATTAATCATAACACGGACATGATTCCGCTGGCTCGTTCCAGAAATAACAACGAGAACAGCACGATGCAGATGTCCGTGAATGATAGCGGCATGAATATCCGAGTTGACCTCGACACGGAGAACAATGCCGAAAGCAAAGCTTTGTATTCCGCAGTTGAACGTGGGGACATCAGCGGGATGTCTTTCATGTTCACTGTGGACTCTGATTCGTGGGACGACTTGGAAAGCGATCACCCGACAAGACACATCCGAGCAATCGGCAAGGTCTTTGAGGTGTCGGCTGTGACCTTCCCAGCCTACGAAGCAACTTCGATCACGGCAAGAGGACTTTCCGAAGCACTGGAGGGTGCCAAAGAATCGCTGGAGAGCGCAAAAGCCGAAAAAGCCAAGGTCGAGCGTGACAAGGAAATTATCAAATTCATTTTGGAGGATTAACGATGAGCAATCTCAAAGAAATGGAAGTCGAACAGCTGGAAGCACGCAAAGCAGAGATCATGAACGAAATCGAAGCTCCAGATGCTGACCTTGAAGCACTCAAAGAAGAAGCAAGAGCAATTAAGGAAGAACTGGAAACACGGAAGGCTGAAGCGGCTGAAAAGGCCGAGGTCAGACAGGCAATCGCCGATGGTGTGACCGAGGTTGAAACAATCGAAACTATCCCAACGGAAGAAAGGAAAGTACCAAGCATGGAAGAGATCAGAAACTCTAAAGAGTACATCGAGGCTTATGCCAACTATGTAAAAACTGAAAAAGACGAGGAATGCCGTGCACTGCTGACAGAGAACGTCTCCGGCACAGTGCCAGTTCCAGAGTTTGTTTATGACATCGTAAAGACAGCATGGGAGCGTGATGGGATCACAAGCCGCATCCGTAAGTCCTATCTGAAGGGCAACCTGAAAGTCGGCTTTGAGATTTCCGGCGATGACGCAATCGTCCATACCGAAGGCGCTGGTGCAATTGATGAGGAAAACCTTGTGCTCGGTGTTGTCAACCTGATTCCGCAGTCCATCAAAAAGGTCGTGCAGATCAGTGACGAAGTTCTGGACATGAGAGGCGAGGAGTTCCTGCGCTATATCTACGATGAACTGACCTATAAGATCGCAAAGAAAGCGGCTGACACAATGATCGCAAAGATCATCGCCTGCGGCACTGTTTCCACAACGACATGCCCAAGCGTTCCGGCAATCGTTTCCGCATCCGCTTCTGTCGGTCTGGTTGCTTCTGCTATCGCACAGCTGTCCGATGAAGCCGCTAACCCAGTTGTCATTATGAACAAACTGACCTATGCCGCTTTCAAGACCGCACAGTATGCAAACAGCTACGCAGTCGATCCGTTTGAAGGCCTGCCAGTTGTATTCAACAACAGCCTGAAAGCAATCGCAGTGGCAAGCACTGGTGATACATGGGCAATCGTTGGCGATCTTGACCACGGCGCACTGGCTAACTTCCCGAATGGCGATGAGATCACCTTCAAGTTCGATGAAATGACCCTGAAGAAACAGGATCTTGTTGAAGTTCTTGGCCGTGAGTACGTTGCACTCGGTGTTGTTGCTCCAGACGCTTTCTGCAAGATCACGAAATAATTACGCATAAGCAAAGGAGGCACGCTTTATGAGTAAGATTTTAATCGCTATACCTTGCATGGATCAGCTTCCTGCGCCTTTTGCGCAGTCGCTGGCCATGATACGAAAGCCGGATAATGATGATGTGGCCTGCTCGTTTCAGATGGGCTCGCTCATTTATACATCACGGAATAATCTGGCATTGCAAGCATTCCAGATCGAAGCGGACTATGTTTTCTGGTTAGACAGCGACATGGTATTTCCGCAGGACTTGCTTGTGGAAATGAAAAAGGAAATGGACGAAAAGGGGCTGGACTTCCTGACTGGTTTGTACTTCAGACGAACACCACCATTCACTCCAGTCCTTTTCGATAAACTGGAAGTTGACGAGGAAGGCCTTTGCAATTGGACAGATTACAAGGAAGTGCCGGATGAGCCGTTTAAAATCGGCGGGTGCGGGTTCGGTGCTGTCCTGATCAAGACGGACGTTCTGTGGGACGTGCAATGCAAGTTCGGCGGAATGTTTAACCCGATCGCAAACATGGGCGAGGACTTATCCTTCTGCTGGCGGGCACGACAATGCGGGTACGACATCTGGTGCGATCCGAAGTTTGAACTCGGTCATGTCGGCTACACAGTGATCAACCGAAAGTT